AAAGATCCATTCTCTTTTTTGCATAATATAGAGCAACCAGAACAATGATAAACTGGATGCCCTCTTCCCAACTCATATTCCATGCTTCCACGAGATTGAGTTGGGCTTGGGCAAACAGGTTCATTCTTCCTTTTCCTCCTTATTCTTATTGAATCCGAAGGGAGCGAGTTTATTTTCAACTCGTTTTTTCATAACAACACCAGCAAGAGACTCCATAACTTTAAGAATCTCTTCTGCCTTAGCATCTTCGCCCAACTCTTTAGCAACGTAGAAGTATTTGGGGAAGAACTCTTCCCCTGCTTCTTTGTATTCATCGAGTGTAATAGGTTTCATCAATCCTCTTCAGCAAGTTTAGCAAAGTAGGACAGAGCATCATCTTCTTCTACAGGAGAAGATGCAACTGCTTTTTCACGGAAGTCCTTGACTTCAGCACCCCAATCAGGTTGATTAGAGGGAGTGATGTCAGGAGAGTTGAAACTACCACGACCTTCAGACTCATCCTCAAGGGACTCATCAATAGGACGTGCAGCAGGTGCAGTCTTGCCAAGCACCAAGTTCAGACGTGCCTGAAGTTGCTCGTAGGACTTGAAGTTTTTAGTATCTTCAAATTCTGCGAGAGAATATCCTTGACTCCAGATGTTCTCCAGTTTATCGTCATCAAATCCACCGAGCACACCAGGTGCAGCGAACTCAGACTTGTCATAGTTCCAGTAACCATCGACCTTGCGGATCTTCAGTTTGAAGTCAGCACCCTTCCAGAAGTTGAAAGGATCGACAGGAGACTCGTCTGCAAATGCAGGTTGCATTGCTTCAACCAGTTTGTCGAAGATCTTCTTACCGAACTTGTAGAGGAATACACGACCCTCGTTCTCAGGATGAGTAGGATCTTGTACAACATAGATGTTGGCGTAGTAGGAGAGTTTACGCTTTTGAGCACGAGCGATCTCCTTATCGCTATCACGACCACTGTTCCACAGTTCGCGGTTCAGTTCACCGACAGGATCATCCTTACCGAGAGTGGTGAGAGAGTTCTCAATATACCACTGTCCACCAGGACCTTTGAAAGCATGAGACCATACCTTTGCCCAAGGCATATCTTCGCCTTCAGGTGCAGGGAGGAATCGGATGACTGCGTATCCGTTACCAGACTTGTCCAGTTCAGGTTTCCAGAAACGTTCGTCGGCAGAAGAACCAGCAGCAGGCTGATTCAGTTTGTCAATCTCGCGGGTGAGTTTTGCAAAGGTGTCACCTTTAGAGGACGCCTTCTTAAGAGAGGCAAAAGACATGTTCGTATTCTCCGTATTGAGTGTGTGTTTTGTGTGCTACTGGGTTATCGTAGCATACTATATATCAGGTGTCAACCTCCCGTTGTGCCGCTGCTTCAAGTGTCGCCACCATTGCATCCATGCACTCTAGGAGATCCCGATACCCAAACGCCTGAGACAGTGCGTTGATGCGGGTCCTCATATCTGCTGCTTCAGTATCTTCCGATGCAGCAAGGCACAGTCTACCATAGAATGTGCGTTGTTTGTCGATTAAAACCTTACAATCTTCAATGTGATCCAATTTTTCTTGTTTACTCATGCTTCCTAGTTTAGAAGTCATTGATGCAATGTCTTGATAGGTTTCAAAAATGTCGTGAAGGTTTGTTTGTACTTGCTCTGACTTGAAAAAACTCATAACTTCGTCCTAATAACTGTTAGTATCACTTGCTTATATTTGTCACAGTTAACGTGAAGAAACGGTTGGTATTTTATAATCCTTCGTCTGATATCTTTCCAGACAGGATCCTTTAATACCTTATCGAACCGATCAACGTATCCCAAACATGTTTCAAATACAACTAATGTTTCTAATGTAATTTCTCCTGATAGATAATGCCTCAGGATTGGCGGGTGACTTCCCTCCTTTACTTTGAATAGTAGGTCAAACTTATCTTGATAGGGTGCATCAAAGTATGTAAGCAGGAGATCTACGTCCTGTCTGAATTTATAAGAGAAAGACTCTTGAAGTATCTTCCATCTTTCGTAATTTCCGTCATGAAAAGATTTAATATATCCTCTAGGATCATGCAAAAAATTAGCAACAAAGTAATCCATGAGTTCATTATCTGAATACTTAGTTGCTAATTTTTTAAAGAAGTAACGATCTCTGCGCTCCTCAAATGATTTTTCGGATGCCGTTACTTTCCCTCTGTATTTTTGGTAATCATATTTTTCGTTGGTGAAGTGCATTCGTAGTGCGAGATACGTTTTATACACTTCATAACCAGTCACAGCGGTAGAACTCCTTTAGATCGTTTCTTCATGTAGTTTAGACGCTCTGCTTCATGTCGCAAGCGTTCTTTCAAGGGTTTGGACATCAGTTTAGGAACTGTGTCGATTTCAATCTCATTCTCTTGGCAGTAAGTTACCACTGCTTCAATGTATGTAATGAGACCGTTGCTTCTCTTTACTAATCTCTCTATCTCTAGGGAAAACTTAGTGGGTGTGAGAAACTTATCCTCTAATTTTTTTTCAGGCATAGGTTCTCCCCCTGACGAATTCCTCGATATAGGATTTAAGTAATTGTAAATAGTCATCAAGATTGTACTTCTGAAAGACTTGAATAGTTCCCTCTTCGGTGGCGATAAGTGTGACAATTTTCTTTACCTCTAAACCAGATCGTTCAAGGAACATTGCTGCATATGCAGTCTCTTGGACGAAATAACTTTCGATCCATTGTTCCTTCTTTTCTTTAGTGGAGGTTTTAAAATCGATTACTGCCAACTCACCATCGAATTCAGCAATGCAGTCTACTCGACCTGCTAAACCTAGGTAGTGTGAATACAAAAATGTCTCTAGACAATGAATGTTATCAATACGGTTCAGTGTAGACTTTGCCAACTGGAACATTCTAACAGACAATGGATTATTCTCCAAGTATTTGTCTGTATCTAATTTACCTTTGAAATAATCTTCTGCAAGTGCGTGAAAGGCGGTGCCTCTCTGTGTTGCTCTAGCAGTAATTCGATTAGCCTCTTGTTCACCTGTTTTTCTTCGCCATTCTGCGAAGAACTGTGCGTTCTTGAACGATGTGATTGAGGTAACGCTCGGATAATATTTATCCGCACCAGGAATGGGGTAATAACGTGTGCCATCACGATCCACAGCTTCGACCTCAACATGATTATTGAGGGCGACATCGACGAAGTTAAAGGGCATTAGAAACCAAGATTATATTTGCTGATAAGGTAAGATTTAACTAAACCTGAACGAACAATATCATCAATACCAAATTCAACACAAGTAAACTCACGCATCGACTGAAGAATACGAATGAAGTCAGCGACTCCAGTCTTTTCATTACTCTTCACTAGGTCAGACTGTGTGATATCACCACAGAACATAATCTTAGAGTCTTCACCAACACGGGTGATCATAGAATCAAGTTCGTGGAAGTTTAGATTGCTGAATTCGTCTACAATAACGATAGCATTATCAAGGGTAACACCGCGAATAAAACTTGTAGACCAGAAACTAATAGTTTCCTGCGCTCTGAGGTTGTCATAGAGCATATCGAATGAATTGTCGTCAGGCATACTGAACATGTATCGAACCATGTTCTTATATGGGATCTGATAAAGTGCTGACTTATCTTCATGGTCACCAGGAAGGAAACCAATCTCACGGGTCGGCACTAATGACCTCACAATGTATATTTTATCATAAGGTGTAGATTCGTCAAGTACTTCCTGTAGTGCAAGATAGAGCGTGATAAAAGTTTTACCAGTACCTGCAGCACCATGTAGAAGAATGTTCTGTCCTTCAGCATACTGCTCAAATACTGCCTCCTGATTAGGAGTCAATGGATTGATAGGAACCATATAGGACTTATCAATTGGTTTCTTTCTCTTGATCTGTTTTGCAGTCATATGTGGTGGGACAGGATTACTAGCGTTAGTCCTTTTGCGTGCTCTTGCCATAGTTTAGGTGTATCGACTCAAGTTTGAACGAGGGTGTGCTGATTGAACTTTAGACATAACCTCTTTGAAACCATCAGATTGTTTAGGAACGCCGTAAGTTAAACCTCCGACACCTGCCTGCCAATCTTTGTCCCAATCAGGATTATCTTTTTTCCACTGATCGTATTCTTTCATAGTCATGGAGAGAGTTTTTGTTTCTCCAGTCTCTTTATGTTTTACAGGATATGTAGGCATTTAACAGTTCTCCTCTTTGTTGAATTGTTTGCGGCACTTCTTCAGTTCCTTCATCTCATCTTTAATTAGTTGATAAGCATCTTCAGAAGAAATTCTTCTTGCCATTTCCATAGCAGTGATCATTTCAACTCTGGTTCCAAAGTGTTTGAGTGCTTCTTCAAAACAATTTAGCGATTCATACATTCCCATTAGTCAATCCTCAGAGACGGTTGCAGACAATCGTAATCATCTAGTTTCTCAGGACATCCACAGTCGCCCTCAGGACACCACCCAAGCGCCTCAGAGACGACTGGGAACTGACAGATGAAATGCTGCTTACAAAGTTCAGCAATCTCCATGTGCTCCTTCTGGGTGCCGTTGGCAGTCCTCAGATTGATATAATGGATCCATGACCTGAGATTTCCTGTCATGTACAATTTTGTCCCTACGGCGAGGGGAAGCACAAAACGAGCACACTCCTTTGCAATCCCATCTTCAAGCATCTGTTGGTAAAGTTCCATACCTTGCTTGAAATGATTCTGCATCAAGATCTCATACTTCTGCTTCTTCCAAGGATCAACATCATCGATAGAATTTTGACGATTCTTTTTATCTTGGGACCGAAGTTCTGGGAGAGAGATCGTCTCCGAGAGTAGGGAAGAATCAGCATAGCGTTGGGAAAACTCTTGAAAGCAGAATGAACGGTGACGCAAAATTTGAGCTGCCAGACCTCTAGTAGTAGAGATCTCCAGAGTCATCGTTGCTTGTTCAAACACAGACCAGTGCCCATGCTTGATACAATACTTAAGTAGTCCTGCCACCTTAGGATTTTCCTGATTTGCAGGATTGCTCACACGAGCAATATAACCAATTGTTTTCTCTGCATCAGGAGTAACAGAGACCAAACATACTTTAGTCATTCTTATCAAATAAAATACGAGCGAGTAGATACAAACCAAGTGCTTTGAAGTAACCGATAGCGGCAAGACCAAAGATAGTTGGCATCAACCAATTCCATAATAGCATGAGAATTACAGGTTTGACAAATACCGTAACAACTCCCGCTGCTGCTCGCATTGCCTCTTGCTTTTCTTCTTCTTTTTTTATTACCTCAGACTGTGCTGCTGCTTCTTTCTCTTGTTCCTCAAAGGCACGTTTGTCAAAATAAATTGTCATTTTTTCTTGCCTTTTTTCGGTTCGTTTGGATCGTTCCATAGTTTAGGATTAATTCTTCCTTCAGTTTGTGTGAACCTGACGAAATCGTTTCGATACAAGTCCCAATAGTAATCAAAAAGATCAACCTTTTTACCAGTAATAGCAAGATCATAACAAGTCTTACCATCCACTTTATACTCTACCAGATAGGATGTGTATGGTAGAGTTCGATCTTCTGCGTCTTTGGGATCACAATTTTGTTTATAAATTTTGATACCCTTCAAGACCTACCTCCCCACTCAATACTGGGGAACGCCTCCGAAACTACTGCTTTAGTAATTCGTTTGTACTTTTCGTTCAACCTACCATCTTTAACAAGGACCAGAAGTTCTGCTTCTTCAGCAGAGAGTCCTTCCAGTAATTGAACGAACATAGATTCTCTCTTCAAACTAGGCAGTTTATCCTGACCACCTTTAAAGAAACGATAAAGACCACGATACTCCTGCTCAAGACGTGTGTGATCAGTCCCGACAGGAGCATCATTTGGTGTGTAAGGAACATCACCTTCAGGCATCAAACAAACAAGACTATCATCAAAGTTGATAATCATCAACTGACGAAGTGCAGTGCTGTTATGTTTACGCAGAAGATCGACTTTCTCCTTTTTTGTTTTTGCATTGGAGACCTTTCGTAAGATCTCACTTAACAGCAACCTGGCGCTGCTGTTATTAAGTGTTTTTGTAGGCATAATTTAAGACTCCTTGAATCATTCTTCATCCTCATCTTCAAAATTCCAGTATGGATTTTCTGGTCTAATGTAAATGAGATCATCATGTAGCATGTTGCCATCCTCATCAAACATTTCTGGATGGGTGACGGATTTAGCATAGGCAGCATTCTCGATAAAATCTTCGACATACCCCTTTGCCAACCAAGTAACGACACTTCCTAAAACGAAAGCACCGATTACAAATAAAACTACTAGTGCTGTTAACATGGTTTCCCCCTAAACAGTTTGACAATAATATGGAAACCAACCCTCCTGTGTGGAACTCAAAATTATTTAGTAAGTTTCTAGAGAATTTTATTCTCTCTCAGATATTTTACAGTCTCAGTACATCCACCGAGACGCTTTGAGTCTAACAAAACTTGGGGGAAGGTGCTACCAACACCGAACTGCTGATAGAAATCATTACGGGAGAACTCGCGATCGAGTTTCTGTTCAACAAAGGACAAACCCTTTGCAGAAAGAACTTGTTTAATTTTAGTGCAATAGGGACAACCATCCCTAGTGTAAACAGTAAAATTCATAATACCTCAGATAAAAAAAGGGACTCATTTAAGAGTCCCATTGGGTGTTCCGACTAATGTAGAGACCGCACGAATGGTCTCATATTATATATCAGAAACTCCAAGTTGCACCAACTTTGGTAGCATAGCCGTTATCAGCATCGTCGATGCCACCAGCGAATGCGAATTCACCGTAGATGGAGAGTTCTTCAGAAGCGGCAACAGATGCACCAACCTTACCAGAGAGAACGGTGTCGCTTTCGCCACCGTCAACAGAGACGAAGCTAGGACCAACCTGTGCATAATAACCGACAGCACCTACTTCACCAGCGTAGCCAACGTGAGCGTCGGTGGTCGTCCCAGTGTAGTCCGAACCCGTGAAACCCGAGTTCGCCTCTACGTTAACGTAGGGACCTGCCAGGGCAGCAGACGGAGCAGCAACAGCAGCAGCTGCGGCGAGAGTCGCGATAGCAGTTTTGATCATTGAATTAATACCTTTTTTGTAGTGTTTACTTGCGGAGTGATTACCCGCAGATGATAGCAGACTCGACTTGTCTGCGTCGGGGACAATTATAACACATACCTGAAGAAGTGGCAAGTGTTACAATTTCGTAACGTTACGAATGAGTATTTATACATCTTTTTGTTCTTCTTTTGCCTTTTCGGCATACTCATTTGCTTTTCTGTTCGACTGCATAAGTTTTACTTGTATGTCGCGTCGTTGTTGATAGTACTCTTTAGGATCTACCTGCAAGTTATCAATTACATCCATTGGATCAACGATTGCTTCAAACTCAGCGTCTTCATCTCCAAGAAGATCACGAAGTCTTTCGGGAAGATCATCATTTTTAATTTTTGGAAGTTCCATTAGACTCTTCTTGTGTCGCAGTTATCGTAGTTACCAGCAAGACCACCTCTAGAAATTTGAAGTGCTTGCTCACCAGAACCATTAGGAGGAACGGTGACGTAACTATTATAGATGGCAGTGGACAGTTCTGTCAAGTTACTCAAACTATTATTTCTGAAGTAATCGATCCAACCATCAAAACCTGCAGGTTCTGGGAACCTACCAATTTGATTTAGATACACATTAAAGATGGTTGCAGCAACTGCAGTGAAGTTAGTTTGGAATCCACTTCCAGAGAAGACTGTTTCCAATTTATACTGAGGTAGTAACTGAGTAATGAAGTCACCTTCCTGAACAGTTCCATCATTATAAAGAAGATAACCAAAGAATCCTGTTCCGTAAGTAGAGAATGCAACTTGAACAATACAGTTATCAATAGCAGCATACTCATATAAAACATCATCTCTAGTGTTCCATATCATATTACTTGGTCCAGCTGCAGTTTTAATTGTTGAGTTTGCAATCTCACTAGGTCCATTGCCACTGCTAGATCCAATGGTGACTTGAGCATTACAGTCATTTCCATCAAAATCTTTGAAGCAAACTTTCTGTCCATTATTCTGAATATCAAATCCACCAGTATTATTAAATGTCTGAAGTATATAAGTCTGTCCACCCTGAAGAATTACAGTCTGACTAGCACTACCACTACTCACACCCTGAGTCTGAGTAAACTCAAGAGGTAAGGTTCCAGCACCTACTTCCCATCTAGCAGTGCCAAGTGCTTGACCATAAGTATTTGGATTATCATCCCATTCAAAATCAAATTGAACACTGGCAGTTCCAGTTCCAGTTGTAACGATATTACCATTAGAGTCAAAAGACACAGATAATGCTGTTGATTGTGTCGTCAACCTCCATGCAACACCTGCAGGATTGTTTGCCCACTGATCAGCACCACCCGTAGGTACACTATTAGTGACTACTGTTGTGATTGTATGAGGACCAGCAGATAGTGTTGGTGTATAGTTTGTGCTAGATGTAAATGAAGGTACAGTTCCCAAACTAGTTCCATCAATACTGATGACCGCCTGATTATCTGCCTGAACTTCTAAGTCATATGTTCCTGCTTCTGGAATGTTCACTGTCCATGTTTGAGTTTGTGGTATACCACTCAAAGTTTCATTATTACTAGCAAACATTGCATACTTATTCATGAAGTCAGACCATGCTGGATGTGGACCAGACTTTACCCATGATACTGCGGCACCGCCAGTGCAAGCATTTCCTCTACAGAGTTTCAAATACCAACCACCAGGATTTCTATCCCAACTATATGCTAGTCCAGTTGGATCTCCGTTTGCATCTACAAACCCAGCGGTTGAGTTAGTGCAACTGACAACAATTTTAAGTTGACCTGCTGTGAGTGCTCTTGTAGCAGAGTATGGAGTTGTCAACGCACCACCTGCAAAAATACCACCCGCTCCACCAATCACAGGACTGGATTCATCATTAAAGAATACATTGAAGTTATCGTCAGCACCACCAACAATAGTGTAGTTATCTGCTGCAGGAATGTCCACAAGGTAAGTTACTTGCTGCTCTAATGTAGGTAGTGTACATGTTTCTGGGTTCACCCATACAGCATACTTGTTCCCTTCCTCACTCCAGTATCCAGGTTCATTTGGAACTGTTGATGAAGCAGCTGCCCCATCAATTCTAAAATTCACATTACAATCATCGTCATCCAAGTCAAATAAACAAATTCTCTTTCCGCCATCAACAATTTGAAATCCACCATATCCAGTGCCTCCAACAATAGAAAGTGGATAATTATTACCTGCTGTAATACCAATTGTTCCTGAAGTTTCTCCTCGTTTTCCAGTTTGATAAAATGTAACACCACCAACAGAAAGAGAACTTAATGCTGTGCCAGCAGTGTTAGGGTTATCTTTCCACTGAAACGTTAAACCAATATTAGCACTACCAGTTCCACTTGTCTCTAATGTAATACTATCTCCTGGTTGTCCAGTGCCAGTAGTTGTGAATATCGCACCATCAATAGCAGATGAGGAAGATGCTCCACCACTATTAACGGGAAAGGTTACTGGGGTAGATTTTTCAATTAATCTCTTCAGAACAAATGAACCATCTGCTAGATAAAATCTTTGTGGAACAATATTAATATCTGGATCATGAGGAAGACATGACTCTGGAGTTATCGATAGATCATCAAAATCATCATCTAAACCCCAAGGAGTATTTGATTTTGTTTCCCAATCATATCCACCTGGTCCTAATGGCCAAGGAGCACCACCATCAGGATTGCTCAATACATCCTGACAATCATAATATTCTATTGTACCATCTTCTAGTGTCCTTGTTCTACATCTTCTAGCAAGAATCGTATTAACAGGACCACCCATAATCTGATCTAAGTCAGGGAATTCTATAGGTCCATATGTGACAACACGACCATCACCTACGTCGATAAGTTTCGCAATAGGATCTTCAGCATCAGGTCCAGGAATATCACATACTGGACCCATTGGTCCTTCTGGGTAATAGTATGTGGGCATATATCAAAAGACTGTGTATGATTTATTTATTTCTTGGCGACCAAGGAAATCCTTGGGCACTAGATGCTTCCGCCATATAATCTGGATGAAAGTTTCCAAAGAATACAAAATTAATTAGAAATCTTGCTTTCACATTTGTGCATGTATATCCACTGTGTTTAAAGTAACCAGGAAATACAATAAATCTATTCTCTATAGATTCAACTTTATGAAGTTCACCATCTGGATTTTTAATTTCAGTATATCCATTGTTAGTATTTAAGTAAAAAATACCAGAAAAATATTCATACTTCCCATCCATCTGAGCAATGTCAGTATGAACTCCCATCCTTTTAGGTTCACTCTCTGATGGGAAAGTAACATTTACCTTTGCCCTCCAACAATATGGCATACAAGCAAGGAATGGCATGAGAGTATTAGTATCTTCATCGATACGAAAAGGAGCACGAATCAAAGGTTTGACTAGTTGCTTATCCCAGATATCATCTTCAAGATCATATTGACTGATACCATCACCAGTAGAACTTAAGTTCAAATCATACTGGACTTTACATGATTGAATATAATAATACTTCAGATATTCTAAGTAATCAGGTGCGACAAAATTATCATAGATTTGTACATCTTCAATCCTAGTTACAGGAGAGTGATTGATAATATTGTTATATGCCATAAAAAAAGAGGGTCCTTAGACCCTCTAATTATATCAGAAAAAACTATAGGCGTCAATTTTTTGCCCGAAATTTTTTTCGACTTATTGGGAAAATCAAAGTGCATTTCCCCTAGGCAGAACCTCTTCAGGGAACACAAAGTTTTCGTGAGGTTGATCGATAGGTGCCAACCATGCACGAAGACCTTCGTTCAGAAGAATGTTCTTGGTGTAGAAGGTCTCGAACTCTGGATCTTCTGCTGCTCTGATCTCTTGGGATACAAAGTCATAAGCACGAAGGTTGAGAGCAAGACCAATAATACCGATGGAACTTGTCCACAGACCCATAACAGGAACAAACAGCATAAAAAAGTGCAACCACCTTTTATTACTGAACGCAATACCAAAGATCTGAGACCAGAAACGGTTTGCTGTAACCATTGAATAGGTTTCTTCTTCTTGAGTGCTGTCAAATGCTTTGAAAGTATTTGCTTGTTCACCGTCTTGATACAGAGTATTCTCTACTGTAACACCATGGATGGCAGAAAGCAATGCACCACCAAGAATACCTGCAACACCCATCATATGAAATGGGTTCAAGGTCCAATTGTGAAATCCTTGAAGGAAGAGTAGGAATCGGAAGATTGCTGATACACCGAAGGATGGAGCAAAGAACCAACTGCTTTGCCCCAAAGGATAGATGAGGAAAACAGAGACGAAGACAGCAATAGGACCAGAGAAAGCGATTGCATTGTAAGGACGGATACCAACTAGACGTGCGATTTCAAACTGACGAAGCATAAAACCAATTAGGGCGAAAGCACCGTGGAGAGCAACAAAGGACCAAAGCCCTCCAAGTTGGCACCACCTGACGAAATCCCCTTGGCATTCAGGACCCCATAGAAGAAGTAGAGAATGACCCATAGCATCTGCTGGAGTAGAAACTGCCGCAGTAAGAAAGTTCGCACCCTCAAGATAACTGGACGCGAGGCCATGAGTATACCAACTCGTGACGAAAGTAGTCCCAGTAAGCCAACCCCCAATAGCAAGATAAGCAGTGGGAAAAAGAAGAAGTCCAGACCACCCAACAAAAACAAAACGATCCCGTTTAAGCCAGTCATCGAGGACATCAAACCACCCCCTTGTCGGAGGACTTAATGTACTTGTTGTCATTTGAATTTACCTTTGAATCTTTTAACCAAAATAATTGTGGCCAAGTATCACGAATGATCTCGGCAAGTTTGTATGGTGTCTCTGAAGTTATCATAACTTTACATATGAAGAGAAAAAAATAGGACCCCTAGGGGTCCTACCGAGTTGTATGTAATTCAGATCAACCGATTGCGGGTGCCGTCAGTGCCACAGGAGTGGACTCAGCAGCAGCCAGGTCGAGGGGGAAGTTGTGAGCGTTGCGCTCGTGCATCACTTCCATACCAAGACCAGCACGGTTCAGAACGTCTGCCCAAGTGGGGAGGACGTGTCCTTCATTGTCCAAGATGGACTGGTTGAAGTTGAAACCGTTCAGGTTGAATGCCATAGTGCTGACGCCAAGAGCAGTGAACCAGATGCCGACAACAGGCCACGCAGCGAGGAAGAAGTGCAGAGAGCGTGAGTTGTTAAAGGATGCATATTGGAAGATCAAACGACCGAAGTACCCGTGGGCAGCAACGATGTTATAGGTCTCTTCTTCTTGACCGAACTTATAACCGTAGTTCTGACTCTCTGTTTCAGTTGTCTCGCGGACGAGTGAGGAAGTAACAAGACTTCCGTGCATAGCAGAGAAAAGAGATCCACCGAATACCCCAGCAACACCGAGCATGTGGAACGGATGCATAAGGATATTGTGTTCTGCTTGGAATACAAGCATGTAGTTAAAAGTACCAGAGATACCAAGAGGCATACCATCGGAGAAACTACCCTGACCGAAGGGGTAGACGAGGAAAACAGCAGAGGCAGCGGCAACAGGTGCGCTGTATGCAACACAGATCCAAGGACGCATACCAAGACGGTATGACAATTCCCATTCACGACCCATGTAAGCGAAGACACCAATCAGGAAGTGGAACACAACCAGTTGGTAAGGACCACCATTATACAACCACTCATCGAGAGAGGCGGCTTCCCAGATGGGATAGAAGTGAAGTCCAATTGCGTTGGAAGAGGGAACAACTGCACCAGAGATGATGTTGTTTCCATACATGAGTGAACCAGCGACGGGTTCACGGATGCCATCGATGTCCACAGGGGGAGCAGCGATGAAGGCGACGATGAAGCAAATTGTTGCTGCCAACAGAGTTGGAATCATCAGTGTGCCAAACCAACCCACATAGAGGCGGTTGTTAGTGCTGGTAACCCATTCGCAGAAGGATTCCCAGTTGGACACGCGAGAGCGTGACAGAGTTGTACTAGACATGTTGAATAAAAATAAGTAAGACCATCAGGGAAATGGTGGAGTTACTATTCCTCTGCACCCTAAGCAGAGGTATGAGAGACTGTTTTTTTACCACGCTGTTTAGTCTCGGTGAGGCGTGGGTTTGTCACGAAAGCAAAACCTTCGTTACATTTGTTTACCTATTTATCATAATACGGATACCCGTATTTGTCAATCCTCTAAATTAGAGTAAAAATACTCATCTAGGAATTGGTGCATGGTCGGTTGGGTTTCCGAATGCTTGAGTATTGTAGCATACTTTTGCTTCCAACCATCAACTTTCTTATGCCCAATCATAAAGGGAGGTTTAAAGTATTCCACCAGTCTGGTGTTGACGTTGGTGTATCCAGATCCAGCGAGAATATATGCAATGGGTTGATGATCGAAGGGGAAAGGATCACCAGCGATCATGATCTGTCTGATATCAGCATGAGCACCTTTCATAGGATACTCAATCCCATCAGTCACTTCTCTCCAGAAGGTTGTGTCACGACGATGAGAATAATAGTAGTGTGCTTCTACAAACTCACGCCATCCATCCATATGCTCAGCGAGATTATAATTGAAACGATCACGTTGGAATTGTCCAGGCAAAGGTGCTTCCTGTAGAAGGTCCATCAATGCAAGGATGCCATGATGTGTGCTAAAAAGACCAGTAGATTCTAAAGGTTCAATGAATCCATAAGAAAGACCGATAGCAATACAATTACCACACCATGCTCTATCCC